CTACTCTGTCATAGCTTTCAAACTCTGTTACACCTGAACCACGGTTAACCGCCCGTTCCTTTACTTCCTCAACCATACGATAGTTATTATACATATCTTCCATGCGTCAACCTCCTAAATAATCAACTAAAGTGTTAATAGTGTTAACCAACCCTTTGTTAATTTCTAACTGCATTTCAAACAGTTCTTTATAATACTGTTCGTTAGAAATACATTTAACGGGCGGCGGCATAAACCGCCCGCTTTCCTGTTCGTCGTATGCCTTTCTTAAAAAGTCGCCCATTGTTAACCTCCTTAATATTTCACTGAACTATGCACAGCAATAGTGCAAGAACCGTCTCTAACCATGCAATCAGAATTAAGCGTTGCACTTTCTCCGCTAACTGCCGCCGTTCCGTCAACATGGTTATCGTTAATATAACCCGTTGCATTATTCGTAATAGCTGAAATGGTTAACGGAACAACTTTCCATGAAATATCACCGACCGGAATAAACAAATACTTCATATTTGCCTTAAGCTGAACTCCGCTTATTCCGCTTGTGTTCTCACTTGTTGCGATTATCTGACCACCCCACAAAGTAATACTTGCGGTGCCTGCAAGTGTACCTATTTCAAGAATAAAACTATTAGCCGTCACTCCGTATGAATATTTTATCGGCAATACCGCCCCTACATTGTAGGTAGCACCATCAAAAATAATGTACTCCACCCAACTATCAAAAGGAACTGCCGTGCCACGGTCAAAGGTAAATAATTTAGTTTTAAAGTATTCACCCATAGGGATAAAATATCCACCGTTAAACACCGCTTCATTACAAATATTGATTGCTGAATCATCATGGAAAAGTAACCAATAATGGTTATATTCTCCGTTATCTGTAATGTTTTTATAGTTAACATAGTTAGAAGCTCCTATAAATCGGTTGACACTAGTATCACTACCGCACTTTATAAGGTCGGTTCCAACATTTTCTAACAGGCGGAAATTGTTAAATACGTTGTGCCATGCGTAAACAATATCAATAGGATAGCGGGTATTTTCACACGAAAAGTCATTAAAAACATTTCCGTTGAAACGGTCAATCATGTTAGCGCCCTTAATAAATTTAATACCTACGGCGTTAGGTTTGGTGGAACCCGCCAGTATCCAACCGCCGTGAAACGTGTTCTGGTTTATCCATGGTGTACTAACGTCGCCACATTCAAACAAAATACCAATATCGCAAACGTCTATTCTGTCAAGCGTTGTTATATTGTTCTGTATGCCGTTATTACCGTTAGCATAGAATTTGATAGCAGTATTAAAGTTATAGATAAAATCGAATTTTAAGCGGCTGTTACCGTATGATACTGTCATATCCGGCTTTCCATTCTGAAAACCAACGCCGGAACCGTTTCCGTATAACTGGAATATGTCTATTACACAATCAGCCGCACTTAACAAAATAGCGATATCGGCTGTACTTGAAATTCTACCGTCACATTTAAAGTGTGTACCTCCTTTAGTGATGTTAATAGTACCATTAAAAGTATAAGTACCCCGCTTTAAATAAATAGTATAATTGTCTGCATACTGTTCTATTAAAGCGTTTAATTTGTCGGTCATATCTTCGCCGTTAGGTAATACACCGTATTTTGTAACGTCAAGGAACGGTAAAACATCAAAATTTTCTCCCGCTGTTGCAAGCAATTTATAGGCGTTTCCGTTCTTATCTTGCATAGCCAGATAGTTAAACGGCTGTGCTGTTACAACTTCGCCATACTTTAACGGGTTAGTAGGGTTAAGGAAAATTGTTTCCGCCGTTTCCTCTTTAGTCCCCGTTGTTGTTTCGTTGTTGTTACCCTCAACGTTTTCTGTCTTATTTCCCATAACGTCAAGGTTTTTATTTCCCGTTACGGTTTCGGTAAAATCCTTGTCAACGCTTGCCGTGTAATTCCCTGTTGCTGTTAAAGCGTAGTCGTCAGTATTAACAGTTTTGTCACCACTGATTGTTTCCGTAGAATTTTCACTTGCAACGGTTTTATCACCTGACAATAATTCTCTTTTGTTAACAGCATTTAAGTTAACATCACCTGTCAATACTTCTTTTTTCGATTCAGTGTAAACGGTAATATTATTGTTTGTTCCGTTATCGGTGTAGGCGTTAACTGATTCACCCCGCCAAAATTTAACAACGTTAGAATTACCGTTAACAGTAATTCCCGTGGGGGTCGCTCCTACTAATTTGATTTTTTCAAAAATAGAATTGTTAGTTGCGATAGATAAAAAATCTCTTCCCACCAATGCGGAAACACTGTTAAAAATAAGGTTGTCAGCCTGAACAAAACCGCTACCACTTAATACAACCCCGTGCTCTACTGCATGGTCAAAAATAATATTGTCTAACTGTAAATCTTTGTTTACTACTGCATTTAAAAGAGTGTAACCGTCTGTTAAAAGTGCATTAGTAATAATTGCACTACCTACGGTAATATCGAACAAGTTAACGTTGTTAACCTGTATATCCATATTACCATCAAAGCCTAAACCCGTTAATGTAAGTTCGTCAACTTCGCCTGTGAACATAGCGGTTGTTGCGCCGCCTTTCATAACAAGAATAGTAGAGTATCGGTCTTGCCCAAAAAGCGTAGCTTTATTTTTCAGCGTTAAAGGCTGTGTAAGATATTTTCCACTCGGGAAATATACTGCCATGCCGCCATGATTAAAAGCGTAGTCAATACAACCTTGTATTGCTTCGGTGTCGTCTGCTGAACCGTCACCCGTTGCGGGTGTTAGTCCGGCGGGCGGGAACTTGACGTTAAGCATATAATCGGCTAAAACTTCGGCAAGAACTTTTTCGATTGCACCACTTGAAATGTAATCTTTTATCAGTTCCGCTATAAAGTCAGGCAATTTGTTATTGTTAACGATAAGATCATTAAGTTTCTTTGTAACCTTTCCTAAAAGCTCCATGTATGAAAGGCTATCATCATAGACCAACGGTAAAACGTGCTGAACCCAATAACAAAGCGGTTTAACCTCTGTAAAGTTATTTCTAATCATTTTTATACCTCCTCACCATAAATTCATAAATAAATCACTTAATTCTTCTATAATCTGCATATCAATGTTAAGAAAAGTTGTTCTAAACTCGTTTAACATAGCAGAGAAAGAAACGCCGCCGTTTTTACCCTTAACGTGTTCTATATAATCATCAATCGAATTAAGATTTTTATTTAAGTTCTGCGAAACGCTTTTTTCTTCGCTGTCATTAGTGCTAATATTGCGTTCCGTGTCGTTTGTTCCGTCTGTGTTGCTGTTAGCCGTGGTCGTTCCCTTGCTTGTATCATTGCCGGAAATGGTTGTTTCGCCTGTCTGACTGTCTGTGTCGTTAATAATGCGGGCGTTAGTTAAATAAGTGTCATTTTGTACATTTTGCAAAGACCCTTGAGGGGTGTCACTGTATTTGTCATAATGTGTTTTAGTTGCCCCTAATTGTTCTTTTGAAGTACTACCCGTTGTATTCTGTAAATCGACTGTACTTTCAGTGTTTTGGTTATCGTTTGTTTCTGTGTGTGTGTTGTCGTCAATATTCCCTGTTTTTTCGGTCGTTCCTTTTTCTGTTGCGTCTTGCTTTGTAGTTTCTTCCTTTTTTAAATTGTGGTCACGTGTTAAATCAATATCATAAAAGGGATTAAATTCTAAAAGTTCAGACTTGTAAAGTTGGTTATAAAACGGCATAATTTCATTAAGTTTAGTATCCAGAAACAATTTCCACAAGCCGACTGTTTCAAGTCCGATCTCACGTGTATAATAATGCTTGAGGATTTTCTTTTCAAGGATAGGTCTGTACGCCTCGTCAAAGATCGGAAACTCAAAGTTGAATACTTTTGGTAACGCTGTATTAATCACATCGTTCACTCCCAAGTAACCCACCGACGACGTAAGACCTGCCGCCTCTTCACAGATGAAGCGTACTTCTGTGGTGTATTTACTCATACTGTGTATCCTCCTTTTCCTCGTCTTCGGCTTCATCAAAGTACTTCACTTTGTTTTCCTCACGGAAATCTACAGTGATGTTAGTTCCGAACATTGCATTAATCTGATCTGCCGCTTTCCTTCGTGCGTTTAACCTACAGAATCTTTGCGCTTCTACGCCTCCAAGATTGCTTGTAATCTCATCTGTAACAAGGCGTTCTTTCTTTTCTGTGTTGCTGTTCTCGATTCCCAGATAGGTTAATGCTTCATTCCATATCTGCCGCTTAAGTATGTTAAGCTTATCAGCTACATATGGAGCGTCAAGCCTCAACACGTTAAGTGCGTTCACATTGAGTTTATCATCACCATAGATGAAGGGTTCGTTGCCGTCATACTGCATCATAAGATTTTTAAGAGTTAATCTCTGTGCTTCTGAGCCGATCACCATGACAGGTGTTTTCTGTGCATTAACATTAACGTCGATGGTTCTTTCGATGTTGTACAGTCTGCGTGCATACATTTCGATATCTAGCATACTGTTAGTGTGAGTATAGTTGTTAAAGATAATGACACTGTTAGTCGGGTCAAGTCTTACCTGATAGCCGTTTGCGGCGTAAGCTGTACGTTCCATAGGAATTCTGTACACGTCCAGATTACCGCCAATCATTGTTTGCAAGCATAAGTCTCCGAGAATTTCATCACGGAAATAAACTGCCATGCCGTCCGAGAATAAGGTCAGTTCAAGGAACCTTTCATCTACGGTATCTGGAAGGTTCTTCCACTCGTACATATTGATTGCTAACTCTAACAGTCTATTGTAATACTGTAGGTAGGTGCGGTTATTTAACAGTGCACTTTCCCATTTTGCTTTCTTACCTCTTCCCATGTCCTCACCTCCTTAAGTTGCACTCGGTCTGTTATCGAGTGAATAGTCTCCAACTTCATTTCCATTTCTCCAGAACGTTACTCCGTTATCATATATCTGTCTTAACCTTGCCATGTCGTCGGCTGGTACAGAACCAGTTAAGCTTACGTTCTGAGTCTTGACGTAGTTCCAGTGAGGCCGAATAACTCGGTTAGGGATTTTGACTCTATGTGTAGCGTAACCATAAACGTTAAAATAGTTGTCTATGATCTGTGCAAATTCCGCACGAATATACGCGTAGAAGAATTGGAACCCCTTAATCTGGTTTGCCATGTTGATGATAGAGCCGCCGCCTCCTCTTGCCTGTGGTGGAAGTGTGGACTTATCCGCCGCTGTAGCCACAAGACTTGAGATTTTTTCGAACCCTCCCATGGCTGTGCCGCTTCCTGCTAAACCTCCGGTAGCATACATGACGGTCGCTCCTCCTACTGTCTGAGCGATACCGATAGCCGCGTCATATGCAATGCGGTTCTGGTTCTGTGCGACCCATGCTTTAAAGGTATCCACTGTGAAAGCGCACTGTGGGAAGTTTCCGATTGTTAGCTTTTCATTGTAGTTGTTCGCCACTCCTTTGTAGTTGAGAGGAATAATCATACATTCAGGTGTACAGCACATAGCGCCTGTGACTTTAAATGTACAGTTATCCGTACTGAAATACTCGAACGGATAGTTTGCGGCTCCTCCCTCATTGTTAGTGACGTAAAGCATATTATACGGAGCGGTAAAAAGTTTGTTGTTCTTAGGGATATAGCCATCGATATCTGATAAGTGTTTATCCCTATCAATTGTGAAAGCCTCTGGAATGGTAGCCTGATAGTCAGCGGTGAAAGCTACTGGCAACATAAATATAGAAACGATACCATCGGCCTTGTTCTGTTCTGTTGCGTCTGCTATGAATGTGCTGGCTGACTGCCACGTGCTGAACACGTTGTAATGAAGACCGGAGTACACGCCTCCATACATTCCACCTGTAGCGTCCTCTAAGTTTTCGTCAAAGGTAGCCGCCACAATAATCTGATACAATGTAAATAAGGAAGAGATTCCCAAATCTTTGTAGATGTATTCTCCCAGTTCCAGATTCTCAGGAACGAGATTGTCGCCTACCTTATCAGTAATGCTCATTTCCCGTTCAACGAATGACATATTTACAGTGTAGTCAAAGTGCCATGTCTGCATGATGTCTATTTCGAATCTGACTTCTGCCGTTGTATTACCAATGTATTCCACACTTAAGATAAAGGCATAGAACCATTTGTTCCCGTAAGACGGATTTTGGAACATGAGATAGTTGCAATCGTAGAGATCGTCTGCTGAACGATTTAATGTCATGACTCCATTGTTTACCCTCTGGTACGTTTGGTTATTGAATGCATACTTCTGCTTGCTTAAGAAATAATTAAGCTGATTGGTAGCATTCCCAAAATAGATTGTATTTCTGTAGGTGTTATCCAGAGGGACATTTTTCAGAACCCTTATGTTAGTGTTTGGTGCTATATACATATTACCGCCCTCGTCATAATAGATTGCCCATAAGTCACCTTCACTATCTATTCTCATTTCTCCGACGGTGAACCCAGAACCCTCGTTGTAAGTCATAACGAGATTGCCACCGTCGGTAAGAAACACATTCTGAATAGATAGAGTTAGACGCTTGGGACTGTGATAGTTGCTGTACCTGTCTTTGTTTCGTCAAACGTCGATGTAGCTGTCACGGTTAAACTAGCCGCTGTTTCGTTTGCACCTACAGACAGTAAACCATTCTGGCTGATCGTACTTAACTCGCTGTTGACAGACCATACGACTGTCTTCGGTGCGAACCCTGTGGTTTCAACCACTGCATTAAGCTGTAACATATTACCCTTGTTGACCGTTGCCGTAGCAGGTGAAAGGGTGATGCTATTCACTGCCGGAGTACCCGGTACAAAAATAACCGCGTTAGCAAACGGAGAACTCGAGAATGTCTTCCATGCATGGTACCAGTACTGCCAATACAGACCCTCGCCGTTGTAATCCTCAGTAAACTTGTAAAGGTTGTCAAAGATCATAAAGTAATCTTTGTCAATCAGTACAGCCGGAACCGCTTTAAGCGCTGTCTTTTCTGCATCTGTTAAAGGAACATAACCAGCCGCCGGATCGTCTGCGAATAACTCGGCCATACGAGCCTCATCAATCTGGTCAAATCCGTCGATCTGAACACGGTGTCCCATAAATTCCACCTTATCCATGTTAAAGGCAGATGCTAAAACATTTACGTCCATGATAGCATCAAATCTGGCGGTTGTAATAATATACTGATCGTTTTTAGGGCTGTGTGTGTAAACACCATTAAGATTGTAAGTCGGTTTGTCATACACCAGTTCGTTACTGATTGCCTTAATTTCCGTAACAACGTCACTTGCACTTTCTTTTGTGACAGCCGGAACCGTCCATGGATAAAGCTGGCCGTTAAGAATGTTCCTAGCAAGCATATATTTCATAACGTTAAACTCGTCAAGGTTATGAGCAGTATACATACTATCGACGATCTTAGCGATCAAATCAGTGATACCCTGCCATGACAGGAATGCCTGCCTTAACTGGTCGTTGCTGATTGTAGCTTTGTAAAACTTCTGATAGTTCATCGTGTGGAAGGCCGCGCGCACGTCGGGAATCTGCCGTTCCATCCATTTTGTTTCTGCTACCTGTGGGTTAAAGGTGTGAGCCTTAGCAATATTAACGAATACTTCCTCTACTGTCTCGCCCAATTCCATAAGACCTTTTTTGAAAGGCGCCCACGGGTTCCAATACATCTTTGAACTGATAATAACTCTACCGATACGATTGTACAGAGCACTTAAAAACTCGTTCTGTAACGGTTCGTAATCCATCATGATTCCGCCTATCTTACGGATACTTTCTGTTTTGCCTGTCGCTTTCGGAATTGCGTTCTGATATGCGGCGCTGGAACCCTCCCTAATCTGGTTGAGGATTTCCACACTATTTGCTGTAAGGTCTACATTTTTTGGTTTAATAGCCACTGTTATCGCTCCTTTCTGTGAACAATGAATCGAATGATTTTTCTTCGCTCTCAGACTCTAAGTCTTCGGCGTTGTCAGAAACAACTTCTGCCGGAGTAGTGTTGCCTTCCTCTTTAGAAGGTGTCTGGAAGAATCTGTCTCTGTATTTCTGCCTCCATGTTTTGTCATTCTCCTCGTACTTAGATTTCCAATCTTCACCTGCTCGGCTGTCATAATCGTTTAAGGTATCGTGGAAATCTTCGATGAGAGATAAAGCCTCGTCGCTGGTATCGTCTCCCAGCCTAGCGCGAATAGCGCTCAGTAAATCGTCTTTCTTTCTAACTGCCATTACTTTCACCTCCTGATAAAGCATCAAAAAACTTATTATCTGGAACTCCTCCGATACTTTCCACATTGATGAAAAGCGAGGTAGCGCTATCAGCCCAATAACTGATGGTAAACGTATTAGGTGACTTTCCGTCTACTGTCGGAAATTCCATAGTTGTTACCTGATTGATAGGTGCTGTTCCTATCGAACCGATCTCCGATATAATTACCGTAGCGCCATCGGCTCTAAATTTCGCCTTACGTAATCCAAATGGTAACACGATCTTAGAGCCTGCCGGATAGTCGGTTTTGTTAAATTTAAAATATGTCTGCATATCTACCTCCTTAAAATGTTTCACGTGAAACATTTTAAAACTTTCTTAAGGCGAACCATATCGGCATTGATGGTTTCCAATCTGGTTCCGGGTTTGGGTTAGGCGGAGGAACTGGGGAACCCTCCCACCAATCGTACCAATAACGCGCATATGTCTGACGTATTGGCTGATTGATATCGCCGGGTCTTTCAAAGTTCTTTAGGAAACAATCGGCAAGGTATTCCGGCGTTTGCGTGCTAACTTTAAACTGATTGAATGACTCTGGATACTGAGCCGTAGGTATCCACTGACCGTAATTAACTGTCTCTGTGTCTATCCATAATAACTGTGCGTCTCCATCATCGTTTGCATAACCATGTGCACTAGCCCAATCAGTGAAGTTAGTAGATGGCGTCCACTGTACGAGACCCCAACCGAGTTTAGGATTAGGGTTAAGGTCTTGCCAAACCCCCGGATTAATGTGGCTCTCTACCTGCATATTGCCAAGCATACCGGAAATGGCTTCGACTGTCCAGCCACGTGCTAGTAAGTACCGGAATATAATTAATGCGTTGTTCTGCATTTCTCCCATAGATAGCCAGTAGTTTCCTTTAATCCATTCACTTTGTGCTCCTGTCCCATATCTCCAAAGCTCTAGCCAGTCGGTTGACTTAGAGGGATTAGAGTTAATAGAGACTTGCTGATCTAAAGGAACTCTGCTACTATGTGCGCCCATGGTGTGATTACTATCAAAAGCCATTTCTGTATGCCCTGTGCGTATTAACACGTCACCAGCTTTCCAAGGCTGTGTGGTCGGCATTTTCGTGAATCCTAACAGGCTTAAACCTCGTGCCATAGTTCCAGTAGTAAAAGGCCAAGTGTCTCCACCATTAGCCCTAACCACATCAAATCCTCCAGCCATTAACGCATACCATATAAATGACGAACAATCATAATATGTTATCCCGTTTACCGTGCGCTGATTGCGATATGCTTGACTATAACCAATATTCGGAGCGTTGCATTTCTCTATAGCCCATTCATAAGCTGTCTGAATACTTGCCATAGTACTAACCTCCATACCTATTAAGAATAGGAAGCAAATCATTAACGCATTTCTGAACTTCTTCCGCATTGTAGCCTGCCTTTTTTAATCTCTGTTTCCTGTCCTCACCGTTTCCGAACTGCCCTGCTATTACCAAAAAGGATACGCTCACCGTCTCTGGTAAATTAAATGCTGTGACTGTCATTTCTAATCCTCCCTCCCTAACCTCTCTGTCAGCTTTAAAAGCGCCTCCGTGTTATTGTTAAGAGATGTACTGATTTTATCCATCTCTTCCTTGTGCTGTGCGTCTGATTTAATCATACGCCAAAATAAAGCCCCGCAACACACGATAGGAAATCCCAAGCTACCTACTAACTGAGTTATTGCATTAACGTCCACCGCTTCACCTCCTTCATATTTCCTATATCTCATTATAACATATCGCGGAAACTTTTGGAAGAAATATGAAGAAAATGGAAAAAAGCTATTGCATTTTCTTCCAAAGTATGCTATAATATTTATAGTAACAAAGTAAATTAAAACAAGATAAAGAAAGGAAGTAACAAACATGGCAAAGGCAGATTTTACAAGGAGTATCATCACGAACACGATTAGGGTAGCAGAGGTTAAGGTAGATAACGGAGCCGTTATTACGACAGAGTTATTACCTATCGTAAAGGTCGGCACAGCAAAGCTTTCACCTGAAAAGGCTTTAAAGATTGCTAAGGCTGAGTACAAAAACGTTATGGCCGTTGTAGTTCTCGGAATCGACAGCGTAGAAGAGGTTAGGGGAATGAGTTTCGAAACATTCATGGCCTACAGCGAACCAATCGAAAGACCAGCGTCTCAGAGAAAGTAAAACTAAACTTAAAACAAATTTGCTGACCTACCGGCATGACGGGGAGAAAAAATCTAAAGGAGAATTTAAAAATGAAAAAAGCAGGACAGGATTTCACACAGGTAGCAGAGAACGGTACACCATTCGAGAACGAGAGTTACGCATTAGCAACTCCTCAGCAGACAGCTGTTATTACGATGGACGACAACAAAGACTTTGTGGCTGACTTAACCAGCCGCGAGACGACATTCTGTAGTATGGTGGCCAACACGCCAGCCGAAAAGGCATTATTATTCAAAGCGATGAACAACCCTGAAAAACGTGTAGGCGACTGTATCAACATGACGATTGAGGCTAAAGACCTTTACTGTGAGGTCGTTACCTGTACCAATCAGCAGACGGGGCAGAGTGACGAGTGTCCGCGTATCGTTATCATCGACAAAGACGGAACGGGCTATCAGGCTGTATCTCTCGGCGTTTACAGCGCGATCAAAAAGATCATTCAGGTGTTCGGTGCACCTACATGGGAGGAACCCCTTCCCCTCGTTGTAAAGCAAATCACCAAAGGTGATAGAAAACTGCTTACATTCGACGTTGATTTTAAATAGGTAAGAAAGGAGAATGGGCGGCGAAATAATCGCCGCCCTATTTTCAATATGATTACAAGAAATGGGATTGTATACTCATTAAAGATAAGCCCATATATCATCAGAGTGGGTGACGTTACGTATTACTTCTCTAGTAAGAATCATTTAGAGAAGTTCACAGAAAAGCTTTATGAGAACCGCCATACTCTCAACACTTCTTTAAGTAGGCGGTTCAGTGTTTCCGTTGAGGTTCCTACCTTATGTGATATAGTGCTTTATAGCAAGGTAGAAACAAGAGGCTTCTACATCACGTGCAAAGGGGTAGAATACACATGCCTAAACAATATAATATTAAGTGGCGCGACTCTGACACAAAAAAGTTAGCAGCCGCCGTAAGGAGTTACAACGCTAAGAGAACGCGTCTTCTAAAACAAGTACCAGAGTTAGACGAATTTCTCCCTCCTAAAGCCTCCACAAAGGAGATTAGGGCAGGAGTAAAAACAAGAAGAGATTTAGAGAATGAGATAAAATCCTTAAAGCGATTTCTCAAAAAGGGAGCAGAGAAGCCGATCGTTACTAAAGAGGGAGTCAAGACTACCGCATACGAGAAGAAAGAACTTACCATTAAGATTAACGCGATCAATGCGCGTAGGAGAGCAGAACTTAAGAAAGCGGCTCCCTCTACCGAAAAGGGAACCATGCGAACGATTCGGGAGAATAACCTCTTACCTAAAAGGAAGGATTTGGAGAATATCTCAAAACGAGATTGGGCTAAGTTTGTAGAAAGCGTAGAGAAGCAGGCTAAAGACAGTTACTCATACGATAAGATACAGAGATATAAGGAAAATCTGCTCAAAGGATTAAACAACGCATTCGGCGAGAAAGGCAGAACCTTAATAGACTTAGCCTCTAAGATACCAGCTGAAACGCTAGTGGAAATGTATTACAACGACCCTGTATTACAGATAGACTTTATATACGACCCTCTGGAAATGGAAGTAATCATAGAGAGTATGGAAGAACATCTTAATGAATATCTTGACAGCATAGAGTAACTGTAGTACAGGGAGGTAAGTTGCATGGCATTATACACAGCGGATTTTGAAACAACTACCGACCACTTAGATTGTAGAGTTTGGGCTTATGGGATATGTGAGATTGGGAACCCTGACAACTTCATATATGGAAACGATATTAGCGGTTTCCTTAACTGGTGCAAGGAACAGGGGTCAGTAACTACATACTTCCATAACCTCAAGTTCGACGGAGAATTTATACTGTGTTGGTTATTTGAACATGGATTTAAATTCGTAGAAGATAGAAGAGACTTAGACACAAATACATTTACAACACTTATCAG